GCCCACATCCTCGATTTGCGTGATTTGGTAGCGGCGGCCGTCATAGGTGACTTGCGCTCCGGCATCGCGGTTCTGGAGCCGGGCGTCGTAACGGATAATGAGGACTACCGCCGCGACAGAGCGGGCGCCGGTCGGCTCGTGCTCGATCCTTTCCTCCGCGTCTCGGTCCTCGCGCCTGCACCATGACGACCACGACACGGGCGTAGAGACCCAGCGGCCGTTCGGCCCCCGGTATCCGTTCTGGAGGGCGAAAATGCACCGCTTGTCGAGGGCTTGCCGGCTGCGGAGCCGGCGCTCGCGGTCGAGGTCCGGCATCTACACAATCCCCGCCCGGTGAACGCGATAGGGGAGCAGAAGCGAGGCGGCCCCGCTGTTGCGGAGTTCGTTGGCGTAGCCGGCCCCGGCGGGAGCCTCCGGCCGGTCATAGGCATAGCCCGCGAGCCGTACCACGGCTTCATTCTGGATAGCCGGCGGCGCGTCGGGCGCATGGCGCTCAACCGCCTCCGACGCATAGGCCAGAAGCCGGGTCGCTTGCGCGGTTTCTTCGGCGGAATCGTTGAGCCGGAGCGCTGCCCGCAAATCCGCGACCGTCAAGGTTACAGCCATAGCGTCGCCTCCGGTCGCCGGGGCGAGGGCGGCTCAAAGTCCTCCGCCCGAAGGTCCACTTCGGTTGAGGCGTAGGCCGGGCGCGTCACCAGCGAGAGTTCGTAGAGGACTGCCTGATTGATTTCCCGAATCATGACGCCCGGATTGCCCGGCTCAGGCGTAAGGCTTTCGGCATTGGCAACGACATTGGCGGGCGGGACACGGAAGCCCGGCGACACGCCGCCCACCAGCCCGGCCCGGACCATGTTGACCGCGTCCCGCATATGCGTGGGCATATCGGTCTCGTCCGGCAAATCGACCTCGAAACGGACCGCATCATCCCCGTCCACGACTCGCGCCGTGCCGGCGGCAAGGGAGCCGAGCGGCTTGTTGAAGTCATGCCCTACCAGTACATGCACATTGCGCCGGGCGAGCTCATCGCGGAGGGCGTCTTGGATACCTTCCTCGATTCCCTCCGCGATGGCCTGATTGAGTTCCTGCTGGACGCGGGCGAAGGCGCGTAGCTGCCAGCCGAAGGCCCCGCGCCGCACCCGCTCCTTCCGGGTCCGGCCCCGGTCCGCGACGGTCGCAATCTTGCCGTAGGGGAAGCTGCCCGCTAGGACGCGTGCGCCGCCCCGTTGACGGAGTTCCAGCGAGCCGAGCATGGCCGGTCACGCATGCTGCGTCTGCTGCTTGTAGAAGCCTGCCGCGCGCAGGATTTTCATGGCATGCAGCATGACGGCCGTCACCACGATTTGCCCATTGGCGGCCTTGGTGATTTCGTCGGGGATGAGCTGCACCCCCTCCCAAATCGGCGCGACCATATCCCGCCTGAGCCCGCGCCGAATGACGGCCTCCTGCTTGTTGCTGGCGACGGCCGGCACATGGGCCGAAACCTTCACGCCGCCGGTTATCTCCATGAGCCGGTCCAGCGCGTTCCGGTCCACACTGTTGTTCCGATAGACGCTGCCGGCATGGGCGTAGGTTCCGTTCCCCATGACGATGCGGAGGTCCGCTGCCGACATGGCAAAGGTGCCATCGACGCGGGCATACCCAAAGTCGGCCAGATAGCCGGCGAAGGTGGTCACGGCGCTGGCGTCATTGTCCGCGAGGTTGGTGCCGGCGAGCAGACCGTTGGTCCCGGCCAGGATTTGCTTGTCGAGCGCATCCGCAAGGGCGTCGGAAAGGTTCTGGCGAAGCGCCTCCCCCATGCCGGCGAAGCGGGCGCGGTCCTCCCGACTGTAGAAGAAGGATGCCTGCAACCGGGCGGGGCTCAGCACGTCGGCGGTGAAGGACCCGGTCGTCTCCGCAGCCGCGTCGTTCTCAGCCGGCGTGTGGACGGCGGCGTTGGTCGCCAGCACGGGGAAGACGGCTTCGCCCACACCCACAGTCGGCATATCGACGCCGAGGAACGCCGCGCAGGACTGCGGGAACACTCCGGGGACAATAGCCGCCTGGTTCTGCCCGACATCCGCCGGGGCCGGCGTCACGGCGCGCGTCTCCAGCATGGCGAGCGGGACGGCATTGGCGGCAAGGCCATAATGGTCCTGAAGTTCCTTCTCGCGCCCGACCGTCTGCCGGTGTTCCAGCACAGCTTCGAAGATGCTGCCAACGTTCGCGCCTTCGACCATGGCGCGCAGTTCGCGGCCTTCCGGCGTATCCCGCCGGTGCTCGGGTGGCTTGTCTTCGGCGATGAGAGCGGCTTGATAGCGCGTCTCGATATCGCCGTATTCCGTGCGGAGGTTGCCGAGTTCGGTGCGCTGCTCCTCCGTCATTTCCTCAACGGCGGCAAGCGCGGCGAGGCGTGTCCGGATTTCGGAGGCCCGGAGCGCCAGTTTCTGCGATTGGAGCATGTTGACCCCGTGCAAGAGTTGAGCCACCGGCCCAAGTCCCTTTTCCCTTTCTACGGGGCCGTTGCCAGGATTATATATCGCGCTGCATCTCCGAAACAAGGGCCTGCCAAGCTCGCATCTGATCGGTTAGAGGCTTACGATTTTCCCTTGACGTTTTCGCCATGTGACAGGACCGGCAGAGCGATTGTAGCCCCTCCACATCGAACGGGTCTTGTCCGGGATTCTTCCTTAGTGGAATGATATGGTCCACCTCAAGCCGGCCTGCCCGGCCGCATCGCACGCAACGCCAGTCGTCGCGGTTGAAGACAGTACGTCGGGTAACCTGCCAACGCTTCCGTTGCAGAAAAGCGTGAAATTTACTCATAGAATCAAGTACTTAAGCCTAAATCCAGTCACCTTGTAGCTCTTGACAAGTCTATGCTGTAGTGAGTTCTGCTCGAACATACCAACGACCTCCGCTATTCGATGACCTACGGGGTGGATCAGGGGAACATGATATGAATACGATTGCGCTAAAGGAAGTAGTAACGAAGATCGGTCAAATTGTTCTTGGGTGGTCCATAATTGAGATTCGTGTCGATGTAGCAATTGCCACGGGGTTGGGTTTATCTCAAGCGCAATCTGTCATCATCTTGTCAAATATGAATATGTCGAAGAAGCTCAAAATCTTGGAAGAATTAATCGACTCATCTACTATGGATGATGATGAGAAAATCAATTTTTCAAAACAAAGAAGGATATCAATGAGCACAAGGATGTCAGAAATATCGTGGCTCACAGATTACCTCTCGTAACGAATGATGATAACATTGCGCGTTTTTGGAAGCAGGGACAAATTAACGGGAATACTAAAATTCCAGAATTTGAGCTATCAATGGATGATTTTGAAAGATTGCTCGCTAAACAATTGGTAATTTTTAGTGAGTTGGAACAACTCACAGGTCGTTTAAGGCGAACCAAAGACTTGCAGTCGCTCGCAGGTGCGCTAAGCAGATATGAGATAAATCATGCTCCCGAGTGATCATGAGTGAGACGGAAGATGTTGCAGGTATAGCGTTCAACTAGCCCGCAACAGTACCGTGCTCGGCACTGTGTCAGGTCAAAGGCCCAAGTAAACGCCGGACTGCCGGCGAGCTCCGGAGAGCTTGTCGCCATGCCGTATGCCCGCTGAGACGGCGAGGATGCCCGCCGCAGCCGCATCGTCCCGCGCCCTTTGTCGCCGGCCGCCTTCGGAACCTTTCGCTAATTTGTGATTGCCGGCAGGGTCGCCGACTGTCCGCGCCTCCGCCATGGCAGAGCGTAGCAGGAGGGAGGGCAAGGGGGTCACCCGCCCGCTCGCGAAGGCGCGGCGGAAGGCGCGCACGTCCTCCCCCCCGTCCATGTAGCCTTGCCCGCGTACCTCAAGCCGGGCAGGGGGGACGCCCGCAGCCTCAAGTGCGTCCCGCAATTCCGCCTCCCGCCAGCGGTCCGCGACGATGAGGTCCGGGACGCCGAACAGGTCCAGCCCGGCGCGCAGCAGGGAGGGTATATCGGTCGCGCGCTGGCCTAGCGTGAGCAGTTCGCCGCGTGCCGCGCATTGCGTGTAGAGCGCGCCCACGCCGTCCCGCAATCCACGCTCCGCAAGGGACGGCTCGCAGGGGAAGGCGGCGATACCCTGCAAGCGCCCGGTCGCGGGCCAGAAGGCGGCAATCGCGGACTGCGCCGCGTTGGTGCCGAGGTCTATCCCCCAGACCATGCCGCCGTCCATGTCTGCAATGCCCTCAGACGCCTTCCAGAGCGCCGCATCGAGCAGATGCGACTGTTCGGTATCGGACGTCCCCTGATTCAACCGCAACGCCCTGAACGCGGCCAGCAGGGCAGGGTCCTTCCGCGCCTCCTCAGCCTCCTTCCGGGTCGCGATTTCCAAGTCCGGCATATGCGGCAGGGAGGGGTTGGCCCGTATCCACGTCTTCCGCTGGAAGGGCGGGGCGTCATCTGGAGCGGCATGGGTCTGGGCGAAGTCCGCGCCGCCGGCGAGCAGCTTGCTGAACCAGTGCGTCTCGCTGTCCGGCCGGGTCCCGATGGCAACGAAGCGGCTGTCCGGTATCTTGCCCGCTGCAGTCCGCAGAGCCGCGACCATGCGCTCTGAGGTATTCGACGGCCATTGTGCCGGTTCGTCTACCAACACCAGGGCAGGGGCGAGGCCGTGGGCCCGGCGCGGGTCCGCCCCGATGCACTTCACCCGCGCCCCGGAAGCCCGATGCTCGATGCTCGCATGCTGGCTGGAATCCGCGACCCGGAACCGCTCGCGCGTCAGGAGCGGTTCGCCATCCTTGACTGCCAGCCCCTTGAGGAAGGCGAGGATG